CCTGTGATGTCAATGGACGAGGAATGCAACCCCGGCATTGAAATGATCGGCCCAATCATTCGCGGCGGCGGTGGTGGTCGGCATGATTGCGTAGCCGTCCCGTACACCAAAGCTAAACGCGCCCAGTCTGACACCGATGACGAGACATGGGTGGAGGGGCAGGTCAACCCCACGCTCTCGTTGTTTGACTGCGGGGACGTGCGGGCGACAACCGTTGCCATTCAAGCCTATTCAGTCCGCGAGGATGCCAAGGCCAACAACTTCAGCGCCACGCCGACCGATGTCGGGCTGACGGTGTCCGCGCTTGTCCCCGGTGTGCAGTCGCACCATGCTCAATTATTTATGGCGCAAGCCATGACCGTGCGCCGCCTACTTCCCATTGAATGCGAGCGTTTACAGGGATTTCCCGACGACTACACGCTCATTCCTTGGCGCAAGAAGGCGGCAGACGACTGCCCGGATGGGCCGAGGTACAAGGCGCTGGGGAATAGCATGGCGGTAAATGTGGTTACTTGGATTGGAGAACGCATTGCCGCCTTTGAGGCGGAAAGAGGAACGACATGAAAAACTGCAAGACCTGTGCGGAATTGGTTGAGTCGCTCAAGGTGGCTACCGCACTCATCAAGGACGCGACCGCGCAAATCAAGGAACTACACCTTGACTTGAACGAAGCGCGATACGACAACAAAAACCTGCACGCGGTACTACTCAATCAAGATGCCGCGTTAAAGAAAAATCAAACCCTGCTGAACAAGCAAGCAAGGCGCGAGCGACTGATGCAGATCCGCCCAAACAAGGGCATTACCGAGAAGAGTGATTTACAGGCTGACATGATCGCCAGCGCAATCGAACAGGCACTAGCGGCTCCCGCGCCAACCCTGCCGAAGCGGTCAAAGCGTTTGGGTTCTGAAGGTTAACACCGCCACGGCGGAGAAGGAAACGACATGAGCGACCTGAGAGACTTAGCGACATTGTGCAACGAGATTGACTACCTGACGAAACAGGTGGACACACTCACCGCCGAGCGCGACGAGGCGAGGCGAATCGCCTGCACTTATGTCAGCGGCACTTACAAAAAGGATGTCGTGACCATTGACCGAACAGCGGCAATGGCAGAAGCCGCAAGACGCGGCTGGGATTGCTACAAGGAGGCAAAGTAATGGAAGAGCGCGACCGCATGGCCGTTGAAATGCTTCGGGTTGTGTTTTATACGACCGAGTTTTGGGCGAAGCAGCAAGAGGATGATATATGGCATTGGGACGATATGAACTCAGCAGCGGTGGTTGCCTACCGCCTTGCCGATGCAATGCTCAAAGGACGAAAGGTAAAGGACTAATGGAAGAAGAAAATAACCGTTGGGCGCGGCCTGTGCTGCATGATGTGGAATGGAATCGCAAGGACGGCTACCCCGCATGGCTGAGTGAAGACCGCGTCCAGCGCGGGCTAGCGGGGAAGTTTGACCGCCCGGTCTTGGTCATTGTTGGCGGCGACCCCATGTTGCACCAAGTGGACGAGTCGGACGGCAACCCGGTACTCGCCTACTGGCGGGCTTCGGTGTACCTCTTGCAGACCAACCCCGAGGGCATTGAGGGGACGCGGTTCTCTAGCTTGTGCCTCTGGGAAGTAGGCGACACGCAGGACGGGGTACGCGAGGATCTGATGAATCGCGTTGTGAACTTCATCACCAAATGCAACCCCAACACGAAGGTCGCCCATGTCTCCTAGCGTTGAAACCAAGGGTGGGTTCCTGACCATCACCCTCCGCAAGCACTCGGACTACATTGTGATTCTTGACGAGGCTGGGGAGCAGGTCGCGCACATTTGCGCGAACGTGCAAGGATCGTCAGGCAACGACCGTATCCGCGTCTCGATCCGCGCCGACCAGCGCTACCGCATTCATCGGGGGAAGGGAGACGAATGAACAAGATCGACGACCTAACCTTGCAGGGCATCCGAAAGGACAAGAGCAAGGGCGTAAAGCAATCAGACATCGCGCGGAAGTACCGCGTGAGCGTTTCGGCGGTGAGCCGCATCCTGCGCGGAAGTCGCCGTGCGAAGCGCTAAGGACTACTGTTTTGGAGGCAATCCCGCCGGGGGGCGTTCCCTCGGCGGGGTTGTTTGTAGATTGTGGCGTTTCCTCACACGGAAAAAACCGAAACAAGATACCCTCCCCACGGTGAAGCAAGAACTACACCGCATTATGCTGAGAGACGACCTTTATCGAGGCGAAGGCTGACCATGCGAGGGGATTGGGAAGAGGACATCGTTGACCGCATCATGGCGAGCGAGTCCACCGACCCCCTGCTCAAAGAAGCCGCAACCGAGATCACCTATATGCGCGAGCAGCTCACCGCCCAGATCAAAGAAGTCAACCGCGCACGGCAGGCGCTTCTCCTCTGCCAGCGGACGCAACGTGCTTGAATTCGTAGTCGCCGGAATTCCCGCGCCCCAAGGTTCTAAAAGGGCTTTCGTGCGCGGCGGCCGCGTTTCGCTGGTGGAGTCGTGCGCGAGGGTCAAGCCCTACCGCGCCCTTGTTTCCCTTGCCGCTAGTCAAGCGCGTACCGAAGCACCAACGCGGCTACCAGTAGGGATAGGGATTGCCTTCGTCTTCGTTCGCCCGAAGAGCCACTACACAAGCAAAGGCGAACTCCGCGCTGGCGCTCCAAGTTTCCCCGGGAAGCCTGACGTGGATAAGCTCTGCCGTGCGGTTTTGGATGCCCTGACCGGAATCCTGTACCACGATGACGCGCAGGTCGTTTCCCTGAGCGCCAGTAAGCGCTACGGGGTCGCGTCAATGACGGCTATTTCCCTTTTCACCTGTTGACACTTGCTATATGAGGCAGTACCATTTCCGCGCCCTAGCATTTCGCCGGGGTCGAGTGCGGCGAGCCGCGCAGTCTTGAGAGGACATTATGCAACGAAGTGACACCATCGGGGAGCTGGCGAAAGCGCTAGCGGCCGCAAACTTGGAAATCGTGAACCCTAGCCTTGACGCGGTGAACCCGCATTTCAAGAGCCGATACGCATCGCTCGGCGCAATCATCAACGCCGTCCGCCTGCCGCTTGCTCGTCACGGGATCAGCGCCGTGCAGACGGTCAGTACCGACGGCGGGGCGGTAGGGGTGACGACCACCTTGCTCCACGCGAGCGGGGAATGGATGGCAGAGACGGCCATGTCTGCCCTACCTGACCGCGCTACGGTTCAGCAGCTGGGTTCGATTATTACTTACCTTCGCAGGTACTGCCTAGCCTCTGTGACCAACATCGTAGGGGAAGAGGATCAGGACGGGAACGAGGCAAGCCTGCTAAGCGCACCGCGTAGCGAGCCGCGTAAGCCCTTCAAGCCACAAGACCCACGGACAGCCGTTCCGCCGCCTCCGACCGCTCCTAAGGCAACCAAGCCCGTCCCTGAGCCTGTGGCGGAAGTCAAGGCGGCAACCAAGGCGCTTGACGCGTACCCGGACGTATACGAGGGGACATTCGACATCCTGCGCGTAGTCGTTCGTGACGGCAAGGCTCACGCGATTCAGGTGGATGGCAAGCATGGCAAGGCATGGGTCGCTACTACCGTGCAGGAGTACGCTGACATGGCCAAGGAACACGTCAACGACTGTATGCAGTTGCAGGTCGAGCGCGTCGGCGACACGCTCCAGATCATGAAGGTCATCGCGTCTAAGCAGGAGGTTCCGTTTTGAGCCTTTACCAAATCACGTCCGAAATGCAGTCCATTCTCGATGCCGTCTTGGACGGTGGCATCGACTCGCCCGAGGCGCAGGCCGCGCTCGACGAGCATCTCACGGGTCTTGATGTCGCCCTCGACACCAAGGCCGAGTCCTACGCGGGATTCATTCGTGAGCTAGAGATGCGAGCGGAGGCGAGGGGCAAGGAAGCCTCTCGCATCCGTGCGCTCGCAGCGGCTGACGATGCACTTGCCACACGCCTCAAGGAAGGGCTGAAGGCGGCAATGGAAACGACTGGGCGGCTCAAGATCGAAACGCCCCGGTTCAAGTTGTCGGTTGCTGGCGTGGGAGGCAAACAGTCGCTTCAGATCGACGACGATGCCGTCAAGGGGCTTGAAGTCCCGCTCGTCAAGATCGTCACCGAGCCAAACAAGGAAGCGATCCGGATCGTCCTTGAGGCTGGCGGCGAGATCCCCGGATGCCGCTTGCTCCCTCGCGGGACAAGCCTCCGCATTCGCTAATTACTTTGCCTCTCCCTCGCCGTTGCCTTCGGGTGGCGGCGAGGTTTCTTTTTGTCCAAATGGGATCATGCGATTGAGCGCCTCGCGCCGCTTCGCGCACCCTCCGCAAGTCCTGATGCCGACCGCCTTCGTCATGGCCTGCACTACGTCACCCATCCCGCGCAGGCGCGGTTCACGCGCAGGTCGCGTAGGGGCAACGATCTCAGCCGCTGGCGGGGGTGACTTCATCCCGGCGAACAAGGGCGGGTCGGTGATGTTTCCCTCACGGCTGACGCGCGAGCCACAGGTATCGCATTGCGCGGTATCTAGCCCGAGCAAACAGACCGGGGCAGTACCAGCGACGCGCCATGACTTGCAATCCGCGATGGGGAGGGATATGCCGGAGATGTTGAGCGTTCCGAGCGTCATGAAGATAAGCCTATGACCGTGCCGTCAGACTTGCAATAGATTCGCGGCGATTGGAACGAATGGAAGCAAGGTTGCGGGAGAGGATGGTCGATGTCCCATTGACCTCCCGCCGTGCAGTCTTCGCCCTCTGGGCAGCACGGCGCAGGCTCGTAGGTGAATGGGTAGGCGTAGCACCCCGTGCGAGGGTCTGGCATTGAGGGGCAGAGGGATTCCCATCCGTACACGAGGACGATGATGTCGTCCCCGATGGTGACCGTGATGTCTTCAAGCGGCCAGCCGTTTCGCGCTTCGCAGTTAGTGACGTCTTGGAAGAAGGCAATGTCCACGCAGATTGAGATATCAGCGCTCGCGTACTCCTGAATCCGCTTCATTTGGTAGCGCTCACCAAAGGAGTATTCGGGAAAGGAGAGGCATTGAATGACGAACGGCTGAGAATCGGTCAGCGCGGAGATGGCCGCGTTGCAAGTGTTCTCGGTCGTCATGCGCCACGGGTAATCCACGATCAAAGTCTGCGTCGCGCACGCGTAGTAGCGGATAGCAGTACCGACGAGCGTGACGGTGATGTCTTGGTTCCCATTCGTAAACTCCACGCGGTCAACCGTCAGCAGGTCGCCAGCGGAGAATCCGGGGCGGTCGTTCGGGGTCTGCCAGTCGCAGGCAACACAGGACTGGCGATTGCCGAACCAGAAGTAAGCCGACCAAGGCGCAATACCGGAGGCCGTCACGAGTGCGCCGATACGGTCGTTGATCCTTTGCGCGACGTGTCCGGCGTTGCCAGAGAAGATCACCACATCAAGACCGCAGACGCTCAGCTTGGGCGCTCCAAGCGTCCCCCAGACCGTCGCCACGGTGTTCTCTTGGTCGATATGGACGATGCCAGACACCCCAAGGAACAAGGCATCAAGCGCAGCCTGTGCGCCCGGATCGTCTGGGTCAATCCCCGGCGCAAAGCACGCAGGGAAGACGATGGTCATGATGTCCTCAACATGGTCGGCGCACCCGAATGAATTCAGGCTGTAGCACGTCCGCACGTCGTACGTCTCAAAGCGATCCTCGAAACTGTCGC